ACCAGGATTTTCCGCAGCCTCTGAAGGCTTGTATAACAGAACGCTTAGGACCATACTGTAAGTACTTACACATGTCATACTGAAGCTTTGTTGGGGGAGGTAAACCCAGATGTTGCCAGCAGAGATATGTAAAGTTTCTTAAGTCCTTTAATTCATTAGGTACTATTACATTCCGTTTGGTAGCCATCTCTCGGTATTTCGGTTTCCTTTACTTATATTCCACTTAGCGGGTACAACCTGTAGGTTACTTGGGTGGTGTAGCCCGCCTACGGATAAAGGTACAATGTGATCTACATGAAAGTCTATTCCTAGTTTATTTTGGAGTCTTATACGGTATGCGTAGATTTGTTTGATTAAACCTTCTTCTCTTTCAGAAAGTTCTTCTAAAGCTTTTTTCTTAGCGGCTCTCCTTTTGTTCATAACAACAGCCATAGCAAGTTTACCTTTTTCTGTTTTAAAATAAGCCGCTAGTCTTTGTTTTTCCTTACCAGATTTAGCATATGCTTTACCTTTTTCAGTTTTCCTCCACTTCCTAACTTGTTCACGCTTCCTTGCTCTTTGCTCTTTTGTTATCGGTTTTTCTCTTTTTAATTTATTATTTCTTAATCTTTGTTTTTCATTAGATTCCTTACTGTACCAAAGTTCGCGATCCTCTGAATAACATCTATAAAAAAAACCTTTAATTGTAGGATGAGCGTCTCCTCTTTTAAAAGAACCTTTAGGTAGACCTGTTTGTAATGCTTTCTGATTAACATAACTACCCCTACTATAATCGGAGTTGTTACTTAACATTTTATATGGAATCTCTTCTACCCAATGTTCTTTACCTTTTCCCCAACCTCTATAAAACAAACCAGCTACGGTAGGGTGTGGGTCTCTGTATTTAAAAGTACCTTTAGGTTCTCCGGTCTGTAACAACTTTTGATTCAGCTTACTACCTCTACGATAATTATCTATCGTATCAAATAACTCAAGCTTCAGCTGCATCTCTCTCGTATTCGTCGCCAAATGGTACTTTGATTGTTTTGTTTAAGTCTTCTAAAGGTGATCCTATCCCGCTATCCATCAGTACGTTATTGTCTTTCAAAAATTGACGAGCGGAGTTAAGAATCGCAGCATTAAACTCTCCTTCAGCGTGCATAAGCTCGATGCTTTCTTTGTACGCTTTAGCTACCTTGTCATGTAATTTACTTCCCTCTTCGTGACTTAGCATATACCTACTGTATTAATAGTTGTTATCTTTGTAAACAAAAAGAGGCAGCCCGATTGGACTGCCCCTTAATGATATGAGTAATAAGACTCTTAGCTTAAAGCAGCTTCAAACTCAGCAACGGTTCCTAATTCAGTTCCGTTGTGGTAGAGGTCTGCATCAAACTTAGCAGCAGCAGCTGAACTGTCAGTCGAAGAGATGTCAGTAGCAGCAGCAGTTGCAGAAGTGGTGAGAACTTTGAACTTGTCGTCTCCTTCGTCCCAGATCAATGCAACATTGGATTCGGAAGAACCACGCTCAACGATGAAACCACCGTCATTAGAAGCATTCGTTCCGGAAGCAGCACCTTTAGACAGGTTCATGATGCTGTCAGATACATCGATGTTAGTAGTAGCAACCGAAGTGGTTGTACCATTAACAGTCAAGTTACCGCTGAATGTAGCATTGGCTGCGGAGATGTTACCGGAGAAGGAAGCGGAGTTACCGTCAGAAGCAAGCGATCCTGTAGCAGTTTGCAACGCAGAGATGTCGCTGTCATTGCTGGATACATTCGATTGCAGAGTGGAGATGTCCGAATCATTCGAAGAGACATTGCTTTGCAGTGTGCTAACATCAGATTGAAGTGAAGAAATATCACTGTCATTTGAGCTAACATTGCTTTGTAAGGTAGCGATGTCGGAGTCGTTGGAGCTAACATTAGACTGAAGAGTACTGATGTCAGAAGAGTTAGTCGAAACACTGGACTGAAGGCTGGAGATGTCGCTATCGTTAGAAGATACAGCGTCAGCAACAGTTTTAAGTTGGCTATCAAGAGCTTCGTCAGCAGCTTTAAGGCTGGTTACAGAACCGAGATAGTTGGTGGAACTGTTAGCACTGTAAGCACCGTTAGAACCAAGACCAGCACCAGTTTGAGTAGCGTCAAGTTCTGATTGAAGACCAGTAGCTGTAGAAGAAACTGAATCTACATAAGCTTTGGTAGCAGCGTGAAGGGATGAGGTAGGAGCACCTGAGAGCGTCAAAGCTCCGGTCATTGTTCCTCCTGCGAGGGCAAGCTTCTTATCAAGCTCTACTTTGGTTTTTTGACCCAATTGGGTAAGCAAACTAGACATAATATATTATCCTTTGTTGTGGGTTAGTTGTGTGAAATAAAGTTATTAGTGGAGCTTATATCTGTCAAGCATCAGTGATCAGAATATCTCCAGCTTCCGTAAGTAGCGAATTACCAAGCTCATCTGTAATGTGAATAGCTTGAGGTATAGCAGAACCGAGACTACTGATTAACCAGCTACTTCCGTTATCTATTGCAAGACAAGGACTTCCACCATCGCCATCACTTACAAATATAACAGTTCCACTAGTACCAGCAGATGGTAAATTAGAAGAACTGTAAGAAGCTACCTGAAGTGTACCACCTAATACTAGGTTTCCTGTTACTGTACCTCCAGATGTGCTTAGTTTTGTATCGAGCTGGGTCTTAACCTTAGCTCCTAGTTGTGCGAATAGTGTACTCATTTATCTCGGTGTTATGGTGTAGTTAAGCCGTCAAGGAAATCCTGGTAATCACCTACTTCTTCCTCACGAGCATCCAGGAAGTAAGGCAGATCGTTCCAAGCAGTTGATCCGTCACCTATCTTGATTCTGTTTCGTGTAGCATCAATCTCGATTCCAAGTTCACCTTCAAGAAGTACAGGGTTAGCTGACGACCAGTTGGTTGCGGTATCTCTTCTAAGTTGTATTCTTTTACTAAAAGTAGCCATTTGTTACGCTCCTCCTCCATTGTAAACATCTAAATTATTACTAGCGTTCGCACCTAAACCATCGATCTGTGGGTCACTAAGTGCAGCATTACCACCAACCAATCCGATGATGTCTGGGTCTGATGTAATAGAATCTGTAATCTCTTTAGCTGCTTGTGTAGTAGCAACTGCTTCAGCCATTCCTTTACTAGCAACATTACTAAGCGTCCGGTACTGAGCAGACAGTGGGTGTGGACGAACTATAGGACGCAGTGGCATGTTAACACTTCCATCTACGCAACGCTAAAGCTTTACGAGTAGGTCTACCTTTGCTGTCTTTCATTGGTCCCTTGACCCCAGACATCCTCGCACAGAAGGAACGCTTTCTAGGACCACCACCAGGCTGAGGAGCTTTCAAGTTAGAACCAGTAGCACGATTGTACTTAGCTCTACCTTTAGCAGTTAGCCCACCTTTACGGGATTTTTCGCCACGCCCTATCGATAGAGATACACTCCTCATTTCTTTTTCTTGATAGCCAGCTTCTTACGCTTAACAGCCATCAGGTCTGCTTTTGTTATGTGACCTCTAGGTTCAGCCATAGCTGCTAACCGTTGTTGTTTTTTAGACTTGTAAGGCATCTTACTTAGGGAAACCTTTTTCCATGTTAGAGTAGGCTTTAGCACTAACTGTAGAATCTTTCTTGCTACGACTAATACCTAAACGCTTACGCTTATTAATGTTCTCGTACAGTCCTGGTCTTTTACTTTTTCTCTTCATCTCTGTACTAATACCTCCATCATACGATCTAACTTGTTGTGAACTTCTTTAATTGCTTCCTCTACCTTGGCGATCCGTGCTTCAACAGCTATATCTCTTTCCCGTTGAGCAGCTAACTCTACCTCTATCTGTGTCATCCGTTTCTCACCAAGGTCCAAGCGTTCGATCAAGCGTTTAATAATCCAACCGATAATTGCTAAACCAACAGCTAATACGGTGTTAAGAAAACCAGATAGAGAGTCGATCATCAGGTAATAGCTCCCCCATTACTCGTAGTCTCATTAGCAGTACCACCTGTAGGTTGTGTTCCGTTTTTATAGATATGAGCTGAGTTTGCTTTCAATCCATAGTCAGGAGCTGTAGCGTCGCTATCGTTATTCTTACTTATAACAGATGAAGCTTCAATAGCACTAATACCAGCAGTACCGTCTTTAAACCTATTACCTTCTGCAAAACCTATTTGTTTGGAAAATATAATATTCTCAGTACCTGAACTACCTGTTTCAAAAGCACAAAACTTCACGGTTCTGGGACGATATAATAAAGACACATAAGAATTAGCTGTAAACTTTAAATATTCAAAATCTATATCTTTATGTTCAGGGCAGATTATAAAATATTGATTACCACCTGTAGAAGTAAAACCAGCAGTCTTCGTCATTGAGTTAGTATTATCAGCCGTATTACCCCTAAATGTTATATAATTTTGGTTCTCAGGAATTTCTATCATTGTATCAGATCCTAAATTTACATCATCAACAACATTAATAATTAACCCTTGTTCACACCTCGGCATTTCATCTAGGATTTCTTCTAATCTAGCTTTACTGTTTATTGAAAAAGCATTTCCTGAACTAAACCCGTCAAACCTTCCAGCTCCTGTACTAGATATATAAATCTCAAGAGAACCTTGTATATGACTACCGTATTCAATCCAAGTAGTGCCATCTTTCTTTAGCGTATTACCTACACAACTTTGAGCCACACTGTTGAATCCCCATAAGTGGTTCGCCCTAGTAGTGTACCAAATAGAACCCCTTGATCCCTGAGTTGGCTGGATAATCGTATTACCGTTAAATGTAAGCTCACCAGCTATTTTCTCAAACATCGGATAAGCGGCTGTAGTAACACCATTATCGGTATAGACACCTAATAACTCAAAGTGATTAGAACTCATGTTCATCGACTCTGTAGTATTAAATCTCCAAAATGGTTTTGACACAGTAGAACGCTGTTTAGTTTGCCAGCTATTACCTACCACTTCCGCAGCTTTTGCAGTAAGATTTAATCCGAATGAAGGTAAATAATCGACATTGTCAGCTTCAAATGTGTTGTTAGCAATGCGTACATTATCCACACCCCAACTAGAAACAAAACCAATCAAATCCGTACCAGCTACATTATTAACTAATTGTCGAAATCTCCAAGCTCTTACAACATTACTTTCGATTACTACATTTTGTAATAAATTATCACCCACCTGACTTACGAAAATAGGGATACTATCTTCTCTTTCATCAGTTGAATTTAGCCAAGATATTAACGAGTATTTAGATTCAACCCAAGATGTGTGGTATATCGTATTGTTAGCAACTGTTACATTACCAATTAAAGTGTCGTCAGCAGAACCATCTAAATCTTGAACGGAAATACCGTGTAAAAGATTATCTTCAACGATGTTATTAGTAATAATTAAATTCGTACCAGCGTGACCATCGATTCCGTGTCTTACATTTCTAGCACAGAAGTTATTAGAACATACACCACCTATCGATCTTAACTGATTAGAACTTGGAGTACGACCTAGCACAACACCGTACCCACCTCCACCATCAATTATATCAGTACCAAAGTATCCGTTATCAGTCAGCGTACAGTTGGTTACTTTAAAGTTTTTAGTACCAAGAATACTGATAGGAGTCTGCCTACAATGATGCCCGTGTATATTATCGAAAACTAAATTCTCGTTATATGTGGTAGCGGGTGAAGGAGGTTGTGTAACAGATACTCTAATCCCGTGGTAATTAAAATACCGCACTTCACAATCCAACACATTTACATTAGTACAGCTAGATATAAGTAAACCATTTATACGCCCTTGTACGTTCGCTGTATAATGAGGTACGGGAGTTGTAGTGTATGTACCTAAATTGAATAAACCATCGTCGTAAGCGTTACTAGATAATGTTAGATTTTTAACAGTTATATTAGTTTTGTCTTCCGCTTTTAACATGAACTCATCAGAAGCTGGGTTCGATGCTTTATAAAAATACAATACTGTCTGCTCTTTTCCATCGCCCATCAATGTACTGTTTGAGCTAATGTTTAGTTCTGATGTTATTTTGTAAGTACCCGATGGGAAGTATATAGTTCCAGTCTTGTCTAAAGCGGTTTGAAGCCTTGTGGCGTTATCATCACCTGTGGTGTAATCAGTACCATCGTTCTTAACTCCGTAATCCAGCACATTAACAACATCAGCAAACCGATTAGCAAGTGTTCTAGCTTCAGTTGAATCAAATGCAGTAACATCGTAAGCACCAAGCGACACAGTAGCAGGACTACCACCAACTAACTCAGCGTTGTCTATGGTTTGATCGACATAAGATTTAGTGGCAGCATCAGTACCGTCAGTAGGAGTACCAAGGTTTATGATCTTGTTACCTTCAGCGTCGTAGTTCGTCAGACCTTTCTTTGTAAGTTGTTCTCCTCCAGTACCTTCAGACGACTCCTGGGATACGAATAGGTTGTGTTTGTACGACTCGTCAAGTTCACTCTCTGTCAGTACAGAACCATTAACAAAGTCCACAAGCGGGGAGAAATCACCACGACTATCACGATAAATCTTAATGGCAGCACCAGCTGTAGGAGCTGTGTTAAAACGAATCTTAGTGGGAGTAGGAGATGTTACGATAGTGTAGTTAGTAACTAAAGTACCGTTTACCTTCACCTTGACATGATCGTCTCTGAGGTATTCAAAAGAAAAGTTGTAGTCAGTCTGAGAGGCGACCGCTGTGTAGTCTACATAGGTGTTTGCCATGATAATATATTATTAACTATTGAGTTAGGAGTTCAAGCACTTAAAAGCCAACCAGCTCAGTTAGAGGCTCTAGTACTTTATTGCGTAAGCCTTCGTTTGTTATTTGATCTGTCCAAGAGTCTCCATCGTTACTTAAGAAGTTTTCTCTAAAGTTTGGATCGTTTTCTATTTCAGACCATACATCATTCCTAAACTTACTTATTTCATTTACTATAAGTTTTGATTTAGGGATATCTTCAGGATCAATTTGGACTTGAGGTGCTGTTAAATATTCTTGTGATTTTATAAGTATGTTCAATCTGTTCCTTAAAGTAAGCCCGTCAAAGTCTCTAGCTTTCTCCAGCTTATCCATCCAAGCGTCGTATAAAGATTGTCCGGTCTTCTTGTGGTAGAATTTTCTAGTATCAACACCCTTCTTCCTGTATACATGTGTTTGCCCAATCTTACCCCGCAACCCTGCAATCTCCTCCATCAACTTATCTTTAGGTTTATCTGTCCATGTAACGGGGCTGATAATCCCCCAGAAACCTTCCATACCCCAGACTCTGTTAACCTTTTCGCCTAATACATTCCTGCGATACTGTCCTGGATGTAGACCTAATGTACGCTCTTTAGCTTGAGCTTGCCATTCAACAGCCTCTCTTTGAAACTGTTCATTCATGGACGCTATATCTCTAACAATAGTAGGAGTTACCGAAGCTAAGAAATTAACAGGTAAGTCCATAGATTTCTTTTTAGGATTTAAAGCTAACTCTAATGATTCGTAAAGACCTTTAATAAAGAACTTATTAGTCATGTTTTCTACAATCGATGACTTAAGAGCATTTACATAATTTTTATCTGCGTCACTTAGTTCATCAAAATGCTGACCTGTAATACCCATGTAATGAACAAAATCAGCCATAGAGGACATGAAAGTAGACCAAGGTTCTAAGCGTCCATAACTAACACGCTTACCTCCTATCATTATACTATTAGGTCTCCACCCTGCATCTATTAATCTATCTTTCTGCTCCTGAGTTAAGTATGCTCCTGTCCCTGTAATAGCACCTGTTGTAGCAGCAAAAGCTAGAGAGCCTGTCAGAGCAGTTCCCATTATGAAATTAGTCGTAGCTTCTGCTTCCTGTTCCCTGACCTTCAAATCTAAATCTTCCTTCTGCTTCATCAGGTCATCTAAAGATTCTTGTGCTTTTTGTTTTATCTCAGGAGAAGCTTCTTTAGCTGTCAAAGCTGCTGTATTCTGTTCAATCTCTTTAGATAAACTCTTTAACTGTTGGTGTAATGGAGATCGTTTTAAAACTGATTTCCATACAATACCTACAGCAGCTGAGGGTGGGAAGTGATCTAGTCCAAACTGTGCAATAGCTGTGGGTGTTTTAATGAAAGGAACTTGTAATCTAAATAATATTTTAAG